AAGAAGTTAATCGTTCTGTTAAAGAACAATTAAAAGGCTGCTATAACAGCGGTGCTAAAGTAGAAAAAGAATTAAAAATGTTTGAAGATGCTGGCCAATATGATGCTTACATGAAAGAAGCTTCAGCAATTGGTAATCCAACAGGTTATGGTGGCGGTGCGGGCGTCGGTGGTAGAACAGCTTACGATCCTGTATTTTTTGCACTTCGTTTAGCCAATCCATTGCGTGGCGTTTCTCGTTCCGTTGCTACTGATGGTGCTACATATCAATTCCGTGCTAAAACAGGTAACACAGGCGCATGGTGGGGATATGCAATTAATAACAACACATCTTCAGGTGCTAACCCAAATACATTGGATACAAATATTTGGCAATTAACACTTCAAGATTTAAATGTTCAATTCCCAATCAGAACTGCAGCTCTTGACGATATCGATGGTTTAGAAAGCAATGTTGTAGCTGACATGTTGTTAGAATTTTCACAACAAGAAGGTTTATCAATGATTGCTAACAATGACCAAACAGCAGTTGATGGTGCTAACACTCCTTATGGTGGTTCTGACGGCTTACGCGGTCTTAATCAATATGCAGGTGCAGCGGCTACATATGCTGGCGGTCAAATCACTACTGCAGCATTTGGAACAACAGGAACAGGTTCATCAAGCGGTTTACACACAATCGCTACTTATGATCAATTAATTCCTAATGGTTCTGATGCGGCTGGAGCTGGCAATGGTGTAGGTTTATTTAACAATGTTCAATATAAAGACATTGTTAATTTCATCTATGCTTTACCACAACAATATTGGACACCAACTGCTAAATTCCTTATCAATCCATTAATGCTCGCAGCAATTCGCGGTTTAGTTGATGATAATGGTCGCCCAATCTACATTGATGGTCTTTCACGCGATGATGGTATTGTTGGCACTTTACTTGGTTTTGATGTTGTAGTTAATAAGTATGTTTCTAATCCACTTATTCCTACTACACCAAGTCCTTCAGTAGATACAAACGCTTTCCCAATTTACTTCGGTGATTGGAATCGTGGTCATACAATCGTTGATCGTTTAAATATGGTAATGCGTCGCTACGATCAAACGCTCCCAGGATATATTACATTCTATGGTGAAAAGCGTTTAGCAACATCAGTAGTAGATCCATTCAGTATCATTCGTTACAGATCAGCACAATATTTAGATTAATTCTAAATTTGTTGTTCAGGGTGGGGGAGCAATCCCCCTCTCTTTAATTTTTTAGGAAAGAAAAATGAATACATCTGAAAGAATTTTAAATGGCATAAAGCAAGCGCTAACTGAAGGTGAATCTACAGTTAATCTTGTTCAAGAAAAAGCCCAAATAGATGTGAATGAAACAAACCAGCTTACAGGAAGCGGATTAGACAAAGGTGGTAGAACCTACTTTGATGATGCGTTTGCGGCTTTGCGATATGCAAATCCTTTCAGACAAGGTGCTCGTCAAGTAACTTATAATGGTTCTGCGGCTCAATTTGTTGCTAAAACAGGTAATGTTTTAAATGCGACAGGTTCAAATAATCCATGGGGATATACATTCACTCCTAATGCTGGCACTCCGGGCATTGCTACAACTATTTGGCAATTACCTACAAGAGTTTTATCAGCACAATTACCTTTAAGAACTGCGGTATTGTCAGACATTAATAATATCGATGCAGCAATCGTTAATGACCTTATTTTAGAATTTAGTGCTAATGAAGCACAATCTATGGCTACTAACTACGATCAAGCTGGCTCAACAACATATACAACAGGCGCAACCAATGGTTTAAGAGGTTTAGCTTATTATGGCGTAAGCGCTTCTGCAGCAGCTTATGGCTCAAGTGGAACAGCTATAACTAATGGTATCCATACAGTATTAAAAGAAGATTTTCCTTATGCGGCTATTACTTATGATGACATGGTTAATGCTGCTAGCAAATTGCCAGGTCAATATTGGTTTTTACCTACAACCGCTTGGCATTTACACCCTGATGTAATTACTCAATTGAGAAAATTAAAATCAACAGGTGGCGGTGTTCCATTTTTTACTGAAGTAGGTGATGATGATGGCGGTGCTTTAGCATTTGTATTTGGTTTCCCTGTGATTCCAAATCCATATTTACAAGCTCCGGGCGTTGGCTCTGTTTCAGGCATATTAGCAAATTGGGATCAATTTATGACCATTGCTGATAATGAAGAAATGACAATTAAACGCTATGATCAAACAGCTCCAGGATATTTGACGCTTTATGCTGAAAAACGCTTAGCATCAACAATCCGAAATCCGTTTGCTGGCGTATATTTAACAGGCGCTTAACAATGACTGATACTTTAGGACAAGTCCCATTCGGTGGAGGCACTCGTAATCCGTTTAACTATGATAAGTTTGAACAGATCAATCGTGCTTTAACTACAGGTTGGCTTACTTTAGATGAAATCACTAACCAATTAAATTTATTTGGTGATGAATCTCAAGATGCTTATTTAGAAAGTTTAGAATTAGCGGTTCGTATGCACATTGAGGATTACCTTGGTATGCCTATATTCCCTGTTTCTTATCGTTCTTATTATGGCGTTTCATCATTGTATGCAAGCCCTGTTAGTTTAGACTTACCTCAAGTTTCATATAAAGATAGTTATAATTCAGGCGGTGTTGTTATTAATAGTGTTAAATACTATAACAATGCCGATCCTGTAACTATCACAACTTTAACAATCTCCGATTATTTTTATGATTCAACAGGAAATAAAGTAATATTACCGGGAGGCATGCCACAAGCTATTAATATGAATATGACATCGCCACTCGTTATTGAGTTTACAGTTAATCCTAATTTTTTACAGGCATATCCTGTAATTAAACAAGCTGCATTATTGCTATTAACACATTTATATAATAATCGTTCTGAAACAACTTCAGGAAGATTAGATAACATTCCTTATGGGGTAGATGCTTTATTAAGACCATACAAACCATTGGTGATGTAAATGGCCATAACACGCTTTGAAAATGTAGATGTAAATGACTTGACATTCTCAACCAATGAATATGGTGAGAACGAAACTGTTATTACTAAAAAATTTACAGGAAGGCCATTGATTTCTGATGTTAAAAATTCATTGGCCATTACTGACAGATATAGAATATACCAAGATTTGATACAAATGAAATTTAACTATACGCCATGGATGAAAGATGTTGTAGATAATCAAAATCTTTACTCTATTACTTGGCGCGATAAAGATTGGCGTATTACAGATTGTCTTGAATCTAACGATAGAATGAGTGTAACTTTAATGTGCTATAGAAACGATCCAACTACGGCGGTTTAATATGGGACAAAATGTTATTAATGACTACGCAACTTCAATACAATGGCAATTAAGTGATATAATATCACCTATACCTGTTTATTCTAATTTCAATAGAAATTGGGCTACACAAGAAAAGTTTGTAACATGGCATTTAACTAATGTGCATCAACCTGTTTATACAGGTGTCCCTCAAAATAACAAAGGGATTGATACACCTTTAATTGAAATGAATGTATATACTAAACAGATGGCAGATTGTTATGATGTAGCAAATAGCATTATAGAAGCGTTACATGGCTACCAAGGCATGTTTGGTAATTCTGAAACAACAGGATTTCCAATATCTAAAGCTGATGTAAACATGAGGTTTCAAAGTTATGATGACGAAATTAAACTATATAATATTTCATTGGATTGCACTTTATACATTCCAACATAAGATTTTTTGATTATTTTTAAAAAGGAAATTTAATTATGGCACTTCCAAATAGAGTATTACCGGGATTTAGCGCAACTCTTTACGCACAATCAGGTGCAAATCCAACAACATTAGATAATACTGAATTATCAACATGGGCAGATGTTAATGCTATTGTTGTTGAATCAAACATTATTCCTGTAGAAGCTATTCCTGCTTTTGGTCAAGATGATGCAATGGCAAACTTCAATGTAGCTGGCTCTCGTCAATCAGACAAGATTCCTACACAAGCGCCACCAACATCAATGACAATTACTGCAGCATGGAATCCTGCTGATACACAATTACTTCAAATGCGAGCAGATGCATACAATGGCACTATTGACCGCACTTTTGTTATCGTTGCTACTGATGGTCAAGGTAATTATGTTGCATACGCATTTAATGGCCGCGTTGGTCAATGGGATGTAGATACTAACCCAACTGCTGAAGCAAAATGTTCATTCACTGTTCACCCAAGAGGCAATCAATACGGTTGGTCAAATAACACTGTATAAAGGACAAAATAATGCAAGTCAAAACACAACAAGATTTAAGTAGTTATTTGCTGAACAATGGCATGCTAGATTATTTAGTAAACCGAGCTAATTCAGGCCAAAAGAATTGGTTCGGTTTTTCTGAACAAAGAATTACAGGAATTGTTTTGGCTCATGAGATTGCAAAACATCATGCTGATACAATGTCCCCGCAAGAAGTAGTAGATTATGCACAAAAAGTTAATAATGCTATATATGAAAAAATAATTAAATCACAATAACAAGAGGAGTTTGTATGGCGTTTGCTGACAAATTAGGTAGTAAATATACTGCTGTAAAAGACAAAGTTAATTTAAGAGTGCTTCATATTAAAACAGATGAAGCTGAATTTGATTTGAAAGTGAGAATACCTTTCAAACAAGAAATGGAATCTATTAATGAAACCATTGTCGCAGTAGATGAAACGAAAGTAGAAGCGCTTTATAAAAAATTAGCCAAACCTGTAAAAAAATCAATTGATGAAGGTGGCGATGAATTTTTAAAAGCAATCAACAAAGATAAAGATTTTATCATTGTTAAAGATAATGACATTATTGTAGATGGTAATTCAATACGAAATGTTGCAACATTATCTATTATGTGGGAAATTAAAGTAGAAGAATACTTTCATTTATTGGTTTCAGAAACAGGTGAGCCCATTACTGAAAGTTTTGAGGAAATATCAAAAGAGTTTCCTGATGATGTAATAAAGCAAATAGTCAATGAAATAGAAAAAGTTATTAAGCCTGATTACAGTAGCGTAAAAAAAAATTAAGAAAATCACTGCGTAGGCAAGTTACTGCGGCAATGGTTTTTAATGGGCATACAGAACAATACATTAATTCATTAGATGAAGAATTATTTGCGGAGATACAAGTTATGTATGCGGAAGGAATGTTAGGTAATAAAGCTATCTACAATGCTTTAACACCCATTACAACCGCTCTCTATAATTATATGCGTGGTCCTAACCAAAGAGCATATAAGTCAAATGAAATATTCCCTTGGATTGATGATTATTCAAAAAGCCCTGATGTTGAAGATAATGATGTAAGTAATTCATTGTTATTATTTATGTCGCAAGCGCCTAATTTTAAAATGGATAGATTTAAAAAATAATGGATTATCAATTTAAAGCTGAAGGTTTTGAGGCTCTTTTTGAGCGCATGGACGAATTGCGTGAAGAAATTGGCAAAGCTAAAACTGATAGAATTTGGCGTAGCGCTTTACTTTATGCTATGGAGCCTGTTTTGCAAGATGCTATCTCATATGCACCTTATGACAAAGATAGCAAAGATGGCCATTTAAAAGATCATATTTATATGAAGGCTCACAGGCCTCAAATGTTTGACAGAGGCTCAAAATATTATCAAGGTGAAAGCTATTTGGTTCGTGTTACATCTAGCCCAATTCGTGATACTTCATTTTTACATACAACTTTAAATAAAAAAGGCAAATTTCAAACTCGTTGGAAAGGCCTCAAACCCGTTGGCGTATCTCAAGAGTTTGGTAACAAACGAGTTAGAAAACAAGCTTTTTTGAAACCAGCTTTAAATGATAATATTGAAAATATTCAAGGCAGACTTGGTCAAGCTTTAAAAGCTCAAATAGATAAAATTGCAGAAGGTAAAAAATAATGGCAACCATTGGCTCATTAAGCGTCAAATTAGGCCTCATTACTGTCGATTGGGACAAAGCCACAGACAAGGCAAAAAAACAAGCCAAAGACCTTCAAACTGCGTTTAACAACCTAGGTAAAGAACTTAATCTTGTTCAAAGAGCATTCGGTTCTTTTACATCAAATTTCAATCTTGCAGGAATAGGCATTGCTGCACTCACAGCTAAAGCTATTGGGCTATCTCGTGATGTTAAAGATATGGCAGACAGCTTTGGATTATCTACTGCTAAAGTCCTTGAATACAGAGCAGCGTTAGAAGCTTCAGGCGTTGCAGCAGAAAACACAAGTAAGGTCATTGCAACCTTGTTCAGCAAAATGGACGAAATGCAATCAGGTAAAGGTATTGATGCGTTTGAAAAATTAAACAAAATGGGCATTAGGTTATCTGAAATTTCTAAAATGAAACCTGATCAAGCTCTTGAAGAATTTTCTAAAGGGTTATTAAAATTAGATAGTGATTTTGAAAGAGCAAATATTAAAGCAATGTTTATGGGCAAAGGCTCTAAAACATTTAGCCCTGAATCATTTTTAGAGAATCTTAAAAAAGTAAAAGGTGGTTATGACAGCGCAGGCGATTCAGTTAATCGTTTGGCACAGTTAGATGATAATCTTAAAATATCTATGCAAAACCTTACTATTGCGTTTGCAGATATTTTAGGAAAGTTTGTTGGTAATGATGGTTTAGTAGTAAGTGTTCAACAATTTAAAGATATTATTGAAGTAGTATTTTCTGTTTACACAGTAAAAGCAATTAGTTCATTTACTATTGCTATTATGGAATTAACAGGAGCTATGATAGCTCTTAAAAATGCTACGATTGCTTTCTTTCCGGGCGCTGGCCTGTTATTAAAATTTATGTCAGCTATTGGTTCATTAGGAACCGATACGCCTGGTCTTGCAGACCTTCTTAAAAAAATTGCAGAAATGCGAGCAGAGGTAGAAAAACCTGTTACTCAAACAGTTAGTGTTACTGCTGCAGATTTATCAAAAGGTAATATTGATTTAGAAAATGCTTATTATGCTCAATATAAAGCTAGACTTATTTTAGCTAAAGAAGAATTAGAATTTCAAAAACGATCATTACAAATTAAATTAGATGCTTACAATACAGATGAATGGACTACAAAACAAAAAGAATTACAACTTAAATATGAAGAAGATATAGCTAAACTTAATAATGAAATGGCTCAAGAGCTTAAAAGCATTCCTGAAGGAAGTGCAAGGGCTAGTAAAATTAAAGAAATTTATGATGTTAGAAAACAAGGCGCTAAAGAAGCATTAGATAGTGAAGTAGCTTTATCTGAAAAACAAAAAGAAATTCAAACTAATTTTGCTGAAGGTTGGAAAAATGCCTACGCTATTTATATGCGCGAATCAGAAAAAGCTGGTGAAATTGGCGCACAAGCATTTACTAATATGACAAAAAGTTTAGAGGATACATTAACAACATTTTTTGAAACAGGTAAACTTAACTTTAGATCATTTGCTTCATCTATCATTCACGAAATGGCTCGAATTCAAGCTCAAGCGGCGGCTAAATCTATCATGGGAATATTTGGCGGTGGTGGTGGCGGTATTGGTGGATTTTTTAGTAGCTTGGCAAGTAGTATATTTGGTGGTGGTGCGGCTTCTACAGTAGGCGTAAATTCATCATTAGGTAATCTTTATATACCATCTCATCTTGTATCAGCAGGCGGTAATGATATTAATGCAGGACAACCATCATTAGTAGGTGAAAATGGTCCTGAAATGTTTATTCCTAATCAATCAGGTAAAATTGTATCTAATACAAACACAAAACAAATGATGGGACAAAATCAACCACAAATAGTTTATAATGGTCCTTACATTGCCAATATGAGTGCTATTGATACACAATCAGGATTGCAATTCTTGGCTAAAAATAAACAAGGCGTATGGGCGGCAAATCAATCAGCACAAAGAGGACTTCCACAAAGTAGATAATTATGGCAAATTTAACCACAATACTTTCCATATCTGAATCCGTAGGTATTAATGATCAAAGATTTATTGGTCAAATGATGAGCCGCAATCAAAGAATTTCAACATCTGAAATTATTGGTGTGCAACCTTTTGGGTTTGAAATGAAACCTATGAATTATCTTTTGTATTCTCAAAACAGACAATTACTTTCTGATTTAAGAACAGCGGATCGTGAATACGAACAATATCTTAATTTTGGTTCAACTGGTTGGGTTAATTATATTGATTATCAAGGTGATATGACTTCAGGTCAAATTTCAGCTTGTCAATATCAAACATCTTCCGCAAATAAAACTATTGTATTAGGTTCTTTGCCAACAATTACCTCAACAAAATACATTGTTAAAATAGGTGATTTTTTACAGATTGGTAGATATGCATATATAGCAACTGCTAATGTTCAAAGAGGATCAGGTACTACAGTTAATATTCCTGTTCACAGAACAATAATGACAACATTAGTAGCACCAATTACAGCGGTTATTGGTCAATATGGCACTACGCAATCTTTAGGCGGTTCAACTTATACTGGAATTACTTTTCCTGTTATACTTCAACAATATCCAAATTACACACTTATCCCAATGACTAATGATTCTTTTCTTCAATGGTCAGGAACATTTAAAGCGATAGAAGTAGTATTGTCATGAACAACATAGCACCAATACAAAATACTAATAATATAAGGATGGCGGATTTTATCCGTGTAACCACTCAAAATGCAGAAGGTGATACTGTAATTTATCGTCTTGCATCAACTCCTTCAGTATTAACAATCCCTGCGGTAGATAGTCAACCTTTTGATGCGCTTGGTGCATTGGTTAAGGTAAATGATGTGCAAAGAGATATTAAATCAACTGCCAATGAAACATCTATTACTTTAGTAGGTATTGATACAGCTCAATTAGGTTGGGTATTAAGTAATAAAATCAAAGGTTCTTTTATTGAAATGTGGCATGGTTTTTTCAATGAAAATAATGAACTTATAACCACAGGTGGCACAGGCGGTCTTTATAAATTTTTTACTGGGTATGTAAACTCATTTAATATTACAGAGCAATGGTTTGAAGAAGGTAGAATGTATTTAGGTGTTATTAATGTAACCGCATCAAGCATTCAAATTATTTTACAAAATGGAACTGCTGGTAGATATACAAATAACAATTCATGGCAATTCTTTTCACCTTCAGATACTTCAATGAATCGTGTGTCTGTTATTCAACAAATAAATTATTTCTTTGGCAAAGACAAAGACCCAAGCGTATATAGAAGTTGATAAGAAAAGCTAACAAATACGACATAGATAAGATAATAGAACTTTTAAAAGATTTTGCTATTAAATCTAAAAATCAATTAAAAGGCAGTCCATTAGATTGGTCTAAAACTTATGTAATGCAACTTATTACAAATATAATAGCAGGGCAAGGTTTTATTTTAATTGATGATGAACAAACAGGAATTTTAGTAGTTTATAAAAATCATTGTTTTTGGAATGATAAAAGCATTCAACTTCAAGAAGTAATGCTTCACGGATATAACAAATTTGTTATTGCTAGGTTGATTAAAGAATATATCAAAATAGCAAAAGAATTATTAAAAAAAGGGGAAATCAATCAAGCTACAATATCATCTTATGATGATCTTAAATTTGAAAGATACGGAATGAAATTAATAGAATATCATTGGGAAATTAATTAATGAGCGGATTAGTTAGTGCTATAACTAAAGCGTTTGCCGCTTTTGATCCTATTAGCTTTGCTATTCAAATGGTAGCAAGTGCAATATTATCAAAACTTCTTGCGCCTAGTCCGCCTAGTCAAGCCGCTCAAAGTGCGCCTGATCCTAATCCTGGGTCTCGCGCTCAAACTCCGCCTGCTGGTAACAATAAACTTCCTGTAGTTTATGGTCAAGCTTGGACAGGTGGTATCATCACAGACCTTTCAATCACTAATGACAATCAAACACTTTATTATGTATTTGCTTTATCAGAAGTAACTAACACTGAATCAGGTTCAAGTGTAGGCAGTGCAGACGAAATAACTTTTGGTGATATTTATTGGGGTGGTAAAAAATGTATATTTGACGGAGTAGATACAACTAAAGTAATTGCTCTTGAAGATCCAAGCACAAACGAAAGTCAAGACATATCAGGATATATGAATATATATCTTTATAAAAATGGTTCAAATGCACCTGCAAATTCAACCACAAGCGCAATAACAGTAATGAGTAATTCAAATCTTACTTACCAATGGGATAGCACTAAATTAATGACCAATTGTGCTTTTGCAATTATTCAACTTAAGTATTCTCAATCAAGAAATCTTATTGGCCTTTCTGCTACTAATTTTGAAATATTTAATGCAAGAAAAGCTCCGGGCGATTGTTTTTTAGATTATTTAACTTCTACTCGTTATGGCGCTTCAATACCATTAGCAAGTATTGATACAACAAGCCTTACAGCTTTGAATGTTTATTCAAATGAAACTATAACTTACACTCCATATAGTGGCGGATCAGCTACTATGAAAAGATTTGAATATAATGGTTCATTAGATACTTCACAAAAATTGATGAAAAATATTCAATCAATGGCAGATTGTTGTGATTGTTTAGTTAAATATAATGAGATCACTGGTCTTTGGGGTGTTATTGTTCAAACACCTACATATACAGTAGCTATGGATATTAATGATACTAATATGATTGGTCCAATATCTATTAGCCCAATTGATATTTCAAATTCATTTAATATCATTGAATGTAAATTTCCTGACGGAAGCCAACAAGATTCATTTAATGCCGCAACTTTTGATTTGCAAGAAATTAACCCAAGTCTTTTATTTCCTAATGAACCAGTCAATAAACAATCAGTAAGTCTTTATTTAACTAATAATTCAGTAACCGCTCAATACATTGCTAATCGTATGTTAGAAGCCGCAAGAGAAGATTTGCAAATTCAATGTGAAATTAATTATATTGGTTTAGAGCTTGAAGCTGGTGATATTGTTACAGTTACTAATGTTAATTATGGTTGGTCAGCTAAATTATTTAGAATAATGAAAGTCATTGAAAAATTTGGCGATAATGGCACTGTAACAGCAACATTAAGTTTATCTGAATATAATCCTGCAATTTATGATGATTATAATGTAACATCATTTATTCCAGCAAATAATTCAGGGCTTCCAAGTCCAATAACTTTTGGCACAGTTTATCCGCCAACAATTGTAGCTGAATACCCTACAAATACAAACCCATCTTTTGTATTAAGAATACAAACATCAAGTGCAGGTATATCTGATTATGCAGAAATTTATTATTCAGCATATCAATATCCAACTGATGATCAACTTATATTTGCAGGCACAACCGCTATTCAACCAGTAGGAGTGCCTTATGTTGTAAATACATATATGCCTGATGTTACTTTAACTAACATTCCAACAGGTGATTGGTATTTCTTTAGTCGCATGGTTAATAGTCTTGCATCAAGTAATTATTCTTTGGCATCAACAGTATTAATATGGAGACCAACTACTTTTCAATATGTAGAAAAATATCTTTCTGTAGCTTATGCAGATAATATTACAGGCACATCTAATTTTAATTTGAATCCTAGAAATAGAACTTATTACGGATTATCAAATCAAACTTCTACAACGCCTAGCACAAACGCATCAGATTATTCATGGTATTTAGCAGACCCAACTTTTGCAACAAATAAATTTTTAGCATATAGCAATAGAACAGGTCGCAAATTTAGTTTTGCTACAGATAATGCTGCTTATGCGGCAGGAACAGCATCTTTTGTGCCTACAACATCATCTTTATATGATCCTAGCGTTTGGTCAGCTTTGCCTGACGGATTGAATGTTATTGATTTAGATGTAAGAACTGGTCAATTGATTGGCACAGGAACAACAACAACTGCGACAGGTGAAATTGCAATTGTTAATACTGCTGATGGTCAAGTAGTAGCTGCTTTAGCTAAATTTTTAGATTTTGGTGGTCCTAGCACATTTACTGGTGATGCTACAACATTAACTATTGATGTTTATGGTCGGGTTGTAGGGTTTAGTGCCGCAGATAGTTTTTATATGACTATTAATAATTTTGTAGCAACTTCAAGTCAAACAGTATTTTTAGTCACTAGAGATGCGGCATATATTGTTGGTCAATGTTTAGTTTATGAAAATGGTATTTTATTAAGTCAAACTGATTTTACTGATGCTTCATCAAGCGTTACTTTATCTACAGGAGCTACTGTAGGAGCTAATATAACTATAGTATCTATGAGGGCTCTCTCTACAAGCACTTATTATGATTTAATGAGCATGTCTGTATTAAGCGTAGCATCTAATGTTGTTACTTGGAATAATGCTAATGCTCCTTGGGATTTAATAGAGATTGGTGATATTGCTTCATTTACTAATGTAGGAACACCAACGCATTACACAGTTACAGGTGTTGATTATGTTAATTCACAAATAACATTTAGTTCTCCAGTTACAAGTGTTGTAGCAGGATCAAGAATCTATTTTTATAGAGCCGCTGGTTCAAGTTATAGAATATTTAGTAGATATACAACTAACCAAACTAATGTTTCCAGTTATACGCCAACTTTATGGAGTTTTGATACAGGGTTTGAACTTCCATTTATCAATGGTGCGGCTATGACAGCTTTAGATTATAATTTATCCACAAATACTTATTCTTCTGTGCCTAATCTTTTTAGTGGAGATTTGGATATAATACAATTTACAGGAAATAATTTAACAACACCTACCGGAAGCATTGTAAATATGATAGCATATACGGTAATTGGGCAAGTAGGCTATCCATTTAATTCAATACCTAACGCATTGAATGTTTATATGAATGGCGCTTTATTGGTTGGTGGAACTGATTATACTTCAACAACAACAAGTTATACTTTAACTGTTACACCATTAGATAATACTACAATTATGGGACAACAAACATTCGCTCGATATGGAGCGGCATAAGGGGAAAAAATGTCAAACGCTTTTAACTTATCTCAACTAGCAAATAATACTAACTCAACAGGTCAAGTATCTTTAACTGCTGGCGTAACTGGAACATTGCCAATTGCTAATGGCGGAACAAATTTAACATCTGCTGGAACATCAGGTTATATAATGAGTTCTAACGGAACTTCTTTTGTAATGGCTGCTCCTGCTGGTGGAGCTGCTTTTCCTAGCGGAACTCGTATGTCATTTCAACAAACATCAGCACCTACAGGCTGGACTAAAGATACAACTGCGGCAATTAATGATTCTATTTTAAGATTTGTAACTGGCACAGCATCTAGTGGCGGAACAACAGCATTCTCTACATGGAATGCTCAAACTTCTTCAGGCGCTACAACACTTACAACTGCACAAATTCCAAGTCATACTCATAGTTATACTTATTATACAGCTTCTGGATCTGGTTCAATAGGCGCTGGACCTTACAAATCAACTCGAGGCATTACTGGTGTTGATAATTCAGCAAATAGCGGCACAACAGGCACACAAGGAAGCGGAAGTTCACATACTCACTCATTAACACAATCACTTAAATATTATGATTTTATTATAGCTTCAGCTAATTAATTATGGCACAAGACAAAAAAATATTATGTCCATTAATGGATGGTGAATGTGTAGAAGATGGATCAATAAGAAATGGCGAATTAGTAGCTTGTAGATTTTGGGTTTATGTGCATGGTAAAAACCCACAAACAGGTGAAGATGTTAGAAATGGTGATTGTGCTATAGCTTGGACACCTATGTTATTAATTGAAAATAGCAAGGTAAATAGAGAAACTGGAGCGGCAGTAGAATCATTTAGAAATGAAATGGTAAAAGCTAATGAAACAAATACTCAAGTTTTATTAGTAGCATCCCAATATAAACAAAATTTAATAGAGGTAAATTAATAGGAAATATTAAATTATTAAAGAAG